TTTCCGGGTTCATACTGGCTAGAAATGATCTAATCTTAGGAGCTGCTGTCTGTGGTTTGGTCTTAGGCACTGAGATACCTTCTTTGGGATCTTGTGATCTAATTTCTCCTGTTGCCGGATCTATGTATTCTTGAGTGGCTGTTGATACTGTGCTGGTGCGCTTCAATGAGTTAACCATTTGACTGCTGGCCTGGTGCTGTTGTTGACGGAAGTTGGATTCAGCCTCACCTTCATCACCTAGATCAGATATACGCAGAGTGTCCACATTAAATTCAAGATCTATCTTCTGCCCCACACCTGAACTGGAGCGAGTCTTCATAAACTGTATTTGATAGCGTCCCCGTTCTTTCATAGCACGGCTAGTAAAAATACCTATCACATTGTCTGCGGTCTGTATCTTACTGAGTCCACCTGAGATGTGGCTATGATCAAACTCAATTTCTTCTACAGCAGCACGATTTAGTTGACTGGCTGTGACAGTTATACACTGTGTCTCCATGGCCAAATTACGTATCTCTTCTGACACATATTTGTCTTTAACGAACAGATCTGATGGGGAGACTTTCACTGATAAAGGCATCATAAGATCGAGGTAATCTATTAACAAAATGTCTGGTTTTATGCCTTTTTTGACCTGGAATTCTTTCAAAAAGGCTCGAATATCGTTACAATTTTTACCTGACGGCATATACTTGATCTGTATACTTCCCGACTGTTTGCCCACCATTTTTACCTTTAGTTCCACGTCATCTAGGTTGCGAAAGATTTCTCTGGTGGCCACACCTGTTACCATACTGTCTATGCGCATGGCCACAAGATTCTCTGAAAGTTCAAAAGTCAAGTAAACAACGTTCAGTCCTTGTAGTGCCCAGTTTACTGCCAAGTTAGCCAGAAATAGTGATTTGCCACCACCCGAACCTGCGGCGAAGATATTGAGTTCACCACGATTAAATCCACCGTAGAGTTTTTTGTCCACTGTGGGCCAGCCTGTGGAAATTTGACCGTTTGAGTTCTTAAGATATTCCAGTCTAGCCCTAGGATCTTCAAAATAGTCAGTGCCCATATCACGACTCAATGAAATTTGTAGAGCGTCTCTAACTAATTTTTCCACTGGGTTATAGTCGCCCTTTTCAATCAGGTCAGCGGAATCTATGATTGCACGTTCAAGGCTTTTATGTCTTGTGAACTGTTCAAATTCGTTGAGCAGCCATTGATAATGACTTTGATCCATCTGTATGGCTGACAGTTTAGATTCGGTCTTGGCATTGACTATAGAGACTTCGGGCATGGTCTTATATTGATCCACGTATTCCCTAATGAATTTAGCAGAGCGTTGTAGCCGTTGGTCAAACAGTTCGGGATTAAAAATGTTTTGACAGCGTATATAACTTTCTGCGTCTGATAAAAACATCTGTAAAAATACAGTCTGTACTTCTAGGTTATAGTCTGTCTTAGTGGCCATGTTCTAGTCTTTTCTTTAGTAGTTGTTGTTTGATTTGATTTGATTCTTTATAGTGTAGTATAGTGGTTAATGTGTATAGTCTACCATAGAGTTTCACAGCATCTGCCGGATCTTTCACTGCTTCACCCCATGGTGGGCTGCTCACAGTCCAAGAATATTTCAGTGCGTCATTGATCAATTTGGCTCCTGCTCGATCTCTATCTGGTACTAGGATAACTTCTCTGTTCAATGCATTTATCCTTGCGGCCTGAACATCAGTCACAGAATTGTGCATGACAGCACAGCCATCTATACCAATAGCATCAAACTGTCCTTCTACTATGATTACAAATTGTCTATCTTGACTTTGTCGGTCTAAGTTGAACACATAGCCAGGTTGTGCGTCTGAGATATATTTTGGTTTACCCTCTGTGATCTTACGAGCAGTGGATCCCACTATCTTGCCATCTTGATAGTATGGTATTAATAGCCTATCACGATAGCCTGGGCTGATACTCCAATGCCAAGGATACCAATCTATGTCCATACCCCTTGAGTCTAGGTATGAGACTATCTTGATCAAATCTTCTTCCAGATCTTGGGGTAGGTCCTGCTGCATCCATTCTGTGAGAGGCAAACTCATATCAGGTAATGATCGTTCCTTGATGTCAAAGTCTAGAATTTTTTCTGTCTTGGGCAGTTGATCTCTAAGTTGCAGTGCTATGAGTTGAAGCCTACCCAGTTGGTCCTTGGTCAATCCTAACCAAGTTAGCAATAGTTTGGTATTATTAGTTAATGGTTTGCCCAGACTGTAACCAGCCTTAAATCCGCAGTTGAAACAGTTGTATTGAAATGAATCTTGATTATTTGACAGCAGTCCGCCACGTTTGCGAGTATCTGGTTTTTCACCTCTGTGATGGCAACATACAGCATCGAAACTGATCCATCCACTGGGTGTGGACTTACGTTTCGGTGGTAGTATGGCTAGTAGGGTAGATAGTATTTCGTTCACTATAGAAGTTTAACTTCTATATAGAACTTTGTCAAGACTACCCCAGTAGGTAGGATCGTCATTTGTTGAATCGCCAGGTCGAGTTGCGGGCACAAACATAAACCTTACATAGGTGAACACGCCAGTAAAGTTCACATAGTCCACACCAGTGAAATCGTCATAGGCCTGTTCCCATATTGTAGTATACTTGCCAAAACTTGCAGGAGTATTGCTCAGTGTCGCCTGTACATATACGGTGCCACGAAAACTATTCATGTATATGGCAGCAGTGTGTAGCGCAGTGTTAGAATTTAATTCAGGATAAGCATAAACATTGCCACTTTTGTGTTCGTAAAGATCTATATCTGCATTAAAGCTGGGCGGAAATGAAACAACTTCTTGGCTAGGTTTAAGTTTGGGATAGACATCATCTAATAACTGTGCAGTGCCAGATATGCCATAATAGGTGTTGGTATAGGTGGGTAGATAGGTGCCATCTGAGTCTAGGTAAGTGATAGAAAAAGTGTATGATGAACGATCAAGGTCCAGTGTATCTGATTCAGATAATTCAAGTAGGCCCAGACCCCGTGTGCTGGTAGTCACGTTATCGTCAAGTACGGATAGATTTTTCTGCAGGACCAGTTCTTGCGTAGCGGAGTCAAACATATTGAATACAAAAGTAGCAGTGGAAGAGATTGGAATACGTTTTTGATCGCTATTCTTAAACTGTATTCTGATTTGGTTTTTTAGACCTTTTTGTATTTTAAGATCGTGTTGATACATGACTCTGTTCACTCCTAGGACATCTGGATCCAAATCTAAAATCACGGTGCTAATATTTGGATATAAATAGACTGGTAAATTTTGCATCTAGTATTTATTTTTAGCCCGAGATGACAGTTAATCAAAAAAGTTTCCAACAAAACTATCCATTCATAACCTGTGTTAAGTCTAATGACGTAGAATATGTAGGTATCATCATAAACTATGATAACTTTGTTACCAGCCTATATGATATTGCTGTCTTACGTAGTGAAGCAGAAAAGACACAGTTTTTAGAACTAGGAGAAGCCTGGTGGTGGGAAAGTAATCGTAGAATACCTATCAATATTTTTCTCAAGCGTGAAATGCAGTTGTTCAAATACAGTATAAAAACTTTCAATAGTAAAGATATTGAAATTATATTTGGCCCCACAGTAAATCTGAGCGACATAGCAGAAAAACGTGTCAAACGTAAATCTATACAGTTAGTACGTATACCTAAGAGTACTCGTAACTAATTTTTTCACAGATAAGATTCATCTGAACCACTACGGCAGCAGCATAGGCGGTAGCGTGTGATTTCTTAAAGTAGTATTCGTCGTTATCTGGACGGGTCCAAATTTCTGTCATCACCGTAGTCCAATCTTTGCCAATCAGATAACGTTTCGCGGGGCGTATCATTGCCAAAACTGCCGCTAGTTGGTCTATCGTCCTTGGCTTCATACTTCTTAAGATCGAACCATGTCCGTTGACGTGAAAGAGCAAGTTGACGAAATCGTCCTGTTCCAGTAAATCCCATAATGGTTCCTTATTCAGTAATTCATTGAGGTGTTCTTCGCTGCGAATATCTTTATATATGCCAACGTTTAAAAAATCTATTTTAAAATAGCCTCTTTCTTCTGCTTCTTTATAATTTAAGGCCGCAGTTTGTGTCAGTGGGTTGGTAGGGATGTTGTGCGCATATACGCCAGTATTGTGTCTGCGACCATCTTCCAAAGTAGCAGGCACATGTCTTATCTTAGACAATATAATATTTCTATCTGCAAAGTCTATGTCAATGTCCGGCATGATTATCTAGTATACGCTGAATGATATTAGTAGTTGAGTATTTTTCT